TTAATATTTTTCCAACTGTATCATTTATTTTTTTAATTCTGTCTTGGTCTTTATCTTTATCGATTTTCTCCAAGAACGTAATAAATTGAATTACTGAAAAAATATCCTCGCTTTTCAACAGGGGGCTATCTTGTATAGTTTTTTCTATTTTATTAATAACTGTTGTTGTAAAATTCTGAAGTGCAATATATGGCTTTTGGTTTTTTTCATTAAATATATTACTTACAGTATCTTCTATTTTTTTATGAAGTTTTACAGGCATTTGAGAAATAATCTTTTTTAGTTTTTTATTGACTTCATGTTTATAAATTTCATCTTCAGTACCAACGCCTCCCTGCTGTTTTTTCTGCAGTGTTTGAGATTCAGAAGGGTTGCATTGAGCACCATATGTCTCTATTATGAAATTAGGCAATTTATTCTTGAGACTGTAAAAGAAAGTTTCTTCCGAATTACCCCCTGTTAAACATCTTACAACTGCATTGTTTAACTTAGAACCAGAATTTTCAAGTAATTTAATTAATATATCGAAAACAATACTGTTAATTTTGTCATTAATCAATAATGAATTTTCAATGTGGTTTTTTATTCTGTTGTAAATAATATTTAAAATTTCTGTATTAGCATTAAGATTGCAAGCATTGTTAACGATATTATTGGTCGAATCATCAAAAGCTCCTATTATTAATTCCGAGAATTTTTGTGAAGCTACTTCATCAGAAGATGAATCAAAGGGTCTATTATAAATATTAAGTGGTGTTGACATATGTTCGTTAAAATATAATAAGAATAAAAATTGAAATTGTATAAAGATAACAGGTTGTTTTTACAGATAATTCATTGAATAAGAATCGGCTACGCGTTTTTCATTTGAAAAATGGACAAACGAAAAATCAAAAAGGCGTGGAAAGAGTTCTTGCATTCAACAGATAAATCCAACCTGTTGGAATATCAAGAAAATGTTAAACAAGAACAGACATGTTGCATTTGTAAATCAACCCTCTATGTTATGGAAGACGGTTTTCCGACATGTATTAATATTCACTGTGGGTATATGGAAACACGGGTTTTAGACGATTCCCCTGAATGGAACTCTTTTGGGAAAGATGATGGGAATGATATGACTCGTTGTGGAAATCCGGAGAATCCGTTATTAAAAGAATCATCCTCTGCATGTAAAGTATTGAAAACAACTAAATGTTCGTTTGAAATGAGGAAAATCGACAAATGGATTGAATGGCAAGCATTTCCACACAAGGAAAAAACTCTTTATGATGAATTCCAATATATAACCAACATGGGTCGTATTGCGGGGGTTTCAACCAAAATAATCGACACAGCACTTATAAAACACAAGGAGATTTCGGATGAACAAATGTTTCGCGGTTTAAATCGCGATGGTATAAAAGCGGCATCAATATATTTAGCCTATCGTATAAATGGATATCCGAGAACTGCTTCGGAAATCGCCAAAATATTTGTTTTAGACAAAAAACATGCAACCAAGGGTTGTGCGGTAGCCGTTAATATTTTAAATAATATTGAACGAAATTCTTCAGAGCAAACAGAATTATGTAAAATAACAACAGGAGCGATTATAGAGCGTTATTGTGCCAAATTTGAATTGATAAATGAGGAACTATGTCTTTTAGCCAAATTTATTGCTTTTAAAATCGAAAAAGAACAATTGATTTTAGACAATACTCCGCAGGCGATTGCTTCGGGTATTATTTATTTCATTAATCACACAGCCAATCTAGGAATTTCCAAACAGGAGATTATTAAATGTTGTGAAATAAGCGATGTTACAATCAACAAGTGTTTTAAAAAGATTAATTTACACAGGGCTGTTTTGTTGCCATCGAAATGGTGCATTGAAAAATAAGGTGTTTTTGTGTAAAGGGAAATGGCTTTATTCTTTTTTATCTCGTGTAAAAAGAATAAATCACAAGTCTTAGAATACAGAACCGAACCCGCCAAACACGGAATTAGCAGCTACAGGTTCAACTTCATTGGGAATCTGTTGAACTGCTCCTCGGGTAGTTGAAACAGGGAGTGGATGAGCAGTCAGATTTGGACTATCTGGGTCATTAAAATCTGCTTGACTTGTTCTATGACTAGATTGAATACGTCCGGTGTTTTTTTCAACAGGAGGTTCACTGTAAGAAGTTCCGTTCCATAGGTCATATAAACGGTCAACTAGTATATTTACTTTTATGCCTAATTTGGTTTGTATTGATAAAACGATGATTAAAAAGGTCAAAATACTGTTGGTTAGAAGCAAATTTCCATAAGGAAACCCACTGTAGGCTGGGAAAAACGTGATTGAACGGTGAATGAATATAATCCCCACGAAAATAATCAAGAGTTGCAACAGTATTTCAAATGTTATTTCTAAACTGGATTTGTCTGGGTCAGCATCTGGAATGAAACGTTGGACTATTTTGTTGAGAATAACAATTGGTATAATGGCTAAACCTGCATATTGTAAAACATTTAGAACCTCTGCTTTTCCTTCTTCTGTCGTTGAAAACACGTGGTTTAAAAATGTTTTTTTGATTATTTCTGCTCCTCCTCCTCCAAAAGTGGTGCTTTCCATTTTTCAAAAGTATATGTTAACTTTAGATAAGAATGATAGAACCATTGATTAATTTGTAAAAAGAATGTGGGCTTAATGTAAATGGGTTTATCATCAAAAAAGAATCGAAAATCCAAGAGGAAAGTAAGAAGAGGAGGTTCAGGTACAAGAAAGGGAGGAACGAGAATTTCAGATATTACAGATGTTGAAAATAATCCAAACTATTACGAATTAAAAGGTGTGAATTTTTATGACACGCTTAATGATAAGGTATTAAATAGTCATATATTAAATAATTTAGAAGTTCGCGTTTTCAAAAAATCAGACGATACAGATACAGATAATGATAAAGAAAGGGCAAATAATGAGAAGGAAAATAAAGAAGGTCTCTATAATGACATCAATATAGCAAAGCCTGAAAAAACGATTCTAGGAAACCCTCAAAAACTGCCAAGAAGAAATAAAAAAATAACAGAGATTTTCAATGAAGGCAAATTTCAAAAAATAGTTGAAGACCAATTATTGTTTTTTTACAGAGAAAACGAAAACGAAGATATGAAACAGGTTATTCCGAGTTATAAAAAAACCTCGATAGATTTTCCATATAAAGACGGTGTGTTTATAAAGAGCCGGTATTAAGATGCATTATAATCCAATAAAAAATAAATTATTTACCGGTTCATGTAAAGAGAAAAGTGCGTAAAAACGTCTTTATAATATTCCATATTCATTTCAACAATGAGTAGTGCAATATCTTCTGCTAAAAACAGGCGCGCTAACCAACCAGCTGTTATACCACCAAGCAAAACTGTTGAGAACACCCGTCAAATTAATCCTGCAACACAACCGGGGAATTTAGTTCCTAACCAATCTGCTGGATTATCTTTACAACAGGTTATTGAGATTTACGGTCGTAGATTGAATCAACTGGAGACATTTATGAATAAAACTCAGTCACAACAATTGGATACTGGTATTCAACCAAAGAATTACCAAGGAAATACAGGGCCTTCTTTAGCACAAATACAGGATTTAATAGATGCAAAAATACGCGATTACAATGATTTGATGCATAACGAACTTCAGCCCTTGCGCGAAGGATTAGAGTCTTCAAGAGATGTTGTTTCAGAGGCTGACTTTAGCGAATTCCATTCCCGTTGTCAAATGTTGGCTGAAGAAATATTTCAAATAAAAGACATTGTGTTGAAATTACAGTCGTTTACAATGTCGGTAAATGAGAAATTGTTAAAAAAAACGGGGGTATTAAACGATAATAGTGTTGAACCAGAAGGTGGATTGACAATTCCGATATCCAATTTAGAAGGAAATATAAAAGGCGTAGAAGGCGATTGTGAAGATAATGAGGATGTATAACAGGTGTAATTTTATTGAATATCTTTCGAGTTCAATAAAATTGATTATCTGTCAAAAAGGGAAAACACATAAAAATAAACTCAAAACAAGGTAATATAGTAAAATGATTATTCCTGTTTTATGCGTTTCTTGTTCAAAAGTGTTGGCAGATAAATACAGGTATTATTTGAACGAAGTCCAACATCGTAAATTAAGAGCTGGAATACCAGACGACAAGGTGGTTTATTTTTCGTCAAACAACACTGAAAAAACAATCGAAGGCCAAGTTTTGGACGATATGCGTATAAAAAATCCGTGTTGCCGTCGTCATATGTTGACCCACGTAGACATTGAATAAATTCATCAAACTATGAAAAGTTTAGTTATAACACAGGTGTAGTCTTTCGATATTTTTTTACTGATAATCTTATCAGTAAAAATAGCATGTATTGTTGTAATTTTCGGATATGGATTGGTTATTCAACAAGATAAAAAGACAGTAAAATATATGAACCCTAAATACAAAGGTTTAGTAGAAAAACACGAAGGAATTATGACAGACCAAAATAAAACAGGTATAAGTGTGATTGGGGGGCGTTATTCGTTAGGATTACAGTATGGGGACATTATCAAAATATTGGCACCATCTAATGAAAAAATAAATAGTCGTATTTTTTTCGTGGATTATATTGACCATAACTGGTTGCGATGTATTGATATTGCACAACCAGACGAACGTTATTCATATAAAATAGAATGGGATGAGGAAGAGAAGGAGGGGTTCTTGATTGACACATCCATAGAACAGATAAGTTTAATAAGTCGCGGAGACGATTTAGGATACGTTAAAATCAACCGTCTTCAAAAGGATGACATTTTGTTGATTGAATGGTCAATACCTCAAATACCGCATATTCGTGTAAAAATACAGGAAATCATATTGGATGCCATTGAGGTTGTTGATTTAGAAACAAAAGATGTTTTATATATTGATTTTGAATACAAGGGAATTCCTGAATACATTGAGAGAATACGTGTTGTTCTAACAACTGGAATAGAAGGTCCTTTAGATGAACGCGTTCCCGAGGATATATATGCTATTGAAGAACAACCTGTAGAAATTGGACAATCTGTACTACAGGTACTTTCTAAACAGGGTGATACTGTGTTTCGAGAAATAGTAAGTATGGAAGATGTGACGGAAGATTTAGATGCGATTGAATTGGAAATGGAGATACCAGAGAACCAACAGCGTTATACTCTGGATGTTCAAATTGGAGATATATCAGACCATTTGTATTCGCGTTTTCCAAAACATCTACACACGCCGGAATTAAGTACAGCAATCATAACAGAGATTAACCGATTTGTCGAATTGCGACAATCTTTCTCCGAGTTTCAAGAAAACGGAATTATTATTCCTCGCAAAACCGAGACGAGACCTATTTTGCGTCATTACATTCAAGAAACAGGTTCTTTTCCATACAGGGTGTTTATTCCGGTGGTTCAGTTGAAGAAAAAAGTGTATGTGGATTTTATCGGTGAGCAAGAAGAATTGTTGGCGAATGAAGCGTTTCATGTGTATGATGACGATGACGAAATTAATAATTTGAGTTTGGCTTGGGATAAATATCGAAAAAACGTTCAACAGGGTGATGAGAACAGGTTGTCTTATTTACTTCAAAGCCTTGTACATGTTCCTTTTCTGAAGCCAGACGTGTTGCAAGATAAGTCACTTTTTAACACCCCGGTCAAGACCAGAGTTCCGCATGAATATTGGATAGCACAAGATAAAGACCCTGCTGTATCTCTACATTTACAAGTAATAAATTCAAAAAAAAACAGCATGAGTTCTATTTACGATATTAGTAAAGTTCCTTATAAAAAACAGCGTTTTTTGCAGGGAGAAAAAGCGTATGTTTCTGCCATTTATATTCCGGATTTAAAGACTATTATGGAAACAACAACACAGGCTACTCCTTTTTATAAAACAGGGGTTCCTACAACGAATGGATATAATCCTATACCGGAGGATGTTCATTTATTCGAGTTAAATACAGACAATCAACTATATTCCGAATATGACGAATCTACTTTTATGCGTTTTGAAAAACCAAGACAACGTTCAACGAAGAAGAAAAATATTGGAACTCCTTTATACGGTTTAAAACCCACCTGTTTTTTTGTTAACCCCGATTTTTCATTGAGTAAAATACAGGTTTTACAAAGTGTGACACCTACGACTGGGTATTTGCTACAGGTTCTTAAAAACGGTGGTGAGATGGATGACATTTATTCTTTACAACACGCGGTTAAAAAAATGTCGGGATGGGCCATTTCTCAAGAAAACATTCGAAATTCTGAAGCCCAAGACATAAATGTTCAGATTGACAAGAATATTCGTTCTTATATGAAAGAATGGCGGACGCGTTCAGGAGAATGGCTAAGAATTGCCCAACAGGTGTTTGCTTATTACAAACCGGCAAATGTGCGTTGGAATAATTTATACACCCTGTTTTCTTCATCATCAGAAGGTTCAATACGTGTAGAACAATTAAAGAATGCCTATCAAATAAATTTCGAAAGCATATCTTCCTTAACGACCGACAGCATCAACATATCCAACAGTGAGATTATAAGGACTATTTTATCGATTGATAATGGCCGGTTATTTCACCTATGTTTGATTTCTCTCCTGTTGGATTGGTTGACACCAGAACAATTTCTTTCAGGTTCTCCTGATATAGGTAACACGGGTTCAACCGAGAATGGGGCACGACCATCTGTTATAAAGACTCTATCAAAAAAATACAGTAACGAAGGTCAAATCGAAAAGGATAATGAAGATGATGTCAAAGTATTTGTAGATGACGACCTGTTGGATGGAGATACACGTCAGTGGATTCGCAAATTTGAACCAATATTAAAGCGAACCAAGACGGAAGCTGAAAAACGAGAGATAGTTTTTCAGACGTTGACTGATGTTGACCAATTGAACCAAGAATTAGCTGAAAAAATGACCGAGACGATATTAACCGGTAAAAAAATGGTGGAAGATGGGGATTATGCCGTTTTGGAGATTGTTCAAAAGGCCACAATAAATAACAAGAAACAGAAGGATGTTGTCATGACTAGACAGTATTATAAACGCATACAGGGGTTATGGAGACTAGATAAGAATTTAAAAGATGAGGATTTTGGCGAAGAAGTTGGTAATTTATTACAGGCTTCTAAAATACGAAACCAACCTGTTGAAGTAAAAAACGCGATTCAATTCGAATTTGAACGCCGTTATTCCAAGATAGCAGAAACTATGAAGGAACAAATTGAACAAGACATTGAAACACATATGAAGGAAATAGTTCGAAAACGCGAATGGAATAAAAACAGGATTTTGTCTCTTAATCGTGGAATGGTGAAACAGGCTGGTTTATACGAAGAGGATAAAGCTGAAAACCCAATCTTGTCGCCGTATGTTTCTCTAAGAGATTTGGTTTTGGCTCAAACCCATGAACAAAAACGGCAATATGATATTGTACGCTTTTTCCAACAGTATTGTAGAAAGGCTACTTTAACAGAGAACCCGAATTGGGGCTACTGTTTATTAACAAATACGCGTTTATTCCCTGTTTCAATTTACGAGTTGGCGGTGGTATTCAATACAGGGAAAACACGGGATTACAATCGTAAATTAGCCCAAGTCTGTTCGGCATATGGTGTCATTTCAGACGATGGTGGAAGTTGGGTTGATAAAGAGAGTGGTTATACTATTTGTTTATTGGACCAAGTAGCTGACGGTAGTGACACTTTAGAATACAGGCGTTTGGCAATAGTCGAACAAGAGTTAAAAGAGGCTGAAATACAGAATGCGATTGAAACCCTGTTTTCTTCTTCGAAAGAAGACGTTCCGGATGAAGATAACGGCGTGTTGTCTGTTCTTTTCCGTTTTTTAAACAAACAAACAGGGATTCAGGAAAAGGCGAATTCACCATTGTTTAATGAAATAAATGTTCTCTATCAAAACACGATTATTGACCCACGTATAATTATTTCTGCCAAGAAATACAAGGCTACTTTAGCGCAAAAATACGCGAAATTTTCAGCCGAAGAATTAGCGAATAAAGTGCGTAGTGAACCGACATATGAGATTTATCTTGATAGAATGCATATTTATGTAGCGATATCATCCTATTTTGCCGTTTTACAATTGCATCGGCGTAAACTAAAAAGGTCTAATATAGGCGTACCATTAGGCTGTAGTTTTACTCTAAATGGTTTTCCACATGATGAAAATCCGGAAAAAGATGAAGGAATACGTTACATGGCCTGTTTGTTGCAAGACACGGCGAAAATAGATGAACGTCCCTGGAAGTCTATGAAACAGCAGTCGCAAACCGTGATGGTGAAAAACATCAAAATTATTTTGCAAAACATGGTTAATAACACGCCTTCTTTAAAGAATGCTCTAAAGGCTTTGCCACAGAATACAGACGAGAACGACGTTAGAACAGACGAATACACCCATTTTGGGTGGACACATTTTTTACCACCGATTGTTCCATTTTCGGTAAAAAATCTTATAACCGGTGAAAAGGAATCTCATCGTCTTTATTTGGACGAATATAGTCAAACACGAAAAAACAAGGATACGGCTTATAATAAATTAAAAGGACTCAGTATTCTTTTGGCTTATGGAATTGTGGAACGCATCAACGAGATTATCCTAAAAAAGAAAATGTTGATGAAAACAATGGGTCAAGTCCCCTTTTTAGAAAACACCTGTTGCGATGACAATACGCGTTCGAGAAATCCCGTGTTTTATTTTTGCCAAGAAGACCCAACCCTGTTAAAATACATTCAATATTCTCGTGAATTGAACCAAGATGTTGAACGAATTTCCACATTAATGTTTTCACCAATGCTGTTTTACAGGGGTATGTCATGGACTACGACATTTCAGTCATCAGCCCCAGTGATGCAAGAAGCTACAATCAAACATCTTTTTATTCACTTTCTATATGACAAGGGTGTATGGAATAGAACCGATGTACAAGCAATTTATTCTTTCCCCGCACCTCCGAGTGACTATAATCGTGAATGGCCTTCTGTTAAAAAAATGGCCATGTTCCAAGAAACTATTGAAAAATCCGGTAAATGGACAGATATAAGAGCATTATACAAGCGGTTTATTCAGAGAATGAACCAGGACCGTATTAAAACAAGGCGAGAAGAATACGATACTGTTGAATTGCGAATGAACCGTCAATCGCGTTTTACAGAGATACTACAGGTGCTTGTACAGGCAAATTCGAAAACGTTGTATGGTCGTTTATTAGAAGAAGCAGAGATGTCTCCAACAGTGCGACAAATTATTGGGTACAAGAAACCCCTGTTGGTACATTTGGAAACAAATGGTATTGTTATACCTTTTCGTTTCCTGACCGTTCAAGAACAACAGGTTCCGATAAGAAACAGTATTGTCCATATAAAAAATGTCATTTCAGCATTTACGACTTTTTTACCCCAGTATATTTTACTCGGGAAAAAAAGCACTCCAAATCTACCAGAACATTGGGTATTTACCAAAGCCGATTTTGAAAAAATCGCGATTTTTATTCAAAAAAACACGGGGTTTTATCAAGGTAGTACAAAAATATTGAAGCCTATAATAGTATTATATTTAGAAAAGGTTTCTGTGTTGAATAATTTAATACAAAACATACCGGAGGAAATGTTTACTCCAATCGTTTTCTGGAATATCCTGTCATATGTCTTGGTTGAAGTGGTGTATCTTTATTTAGAGACATACTATGAAATAAACACGGTTTCAACAGGTGGTGAAATAAAGAATGTTTTAGTAGAATATTTGACAGCCACTTTAGATAAAATGGACAAAGTAGGTTCTTGGGTTGAAATGTCTTATGAAACGATAAGTCAAAAGAAGCAAATGGATGCTGATTCAGAGAAAAACGTGATAAAACAGTATTTAAAGGAAATGACCAATGAAGAACGCAAAGTAGAAAATGAAATGAAAAAACACAAGATAGGTCGTTGGAATGTTGGCAAAGAGATATTCATTTATGACAAGAGAAAACAAGGTGTAGGTTTTGAAACACAGCTTGAAGATAGAGAACAAGAAGGTGTGGGTGTGGAAATTTCAGAAGAAGAAGAAGAAGAAGAAGAACGAAGACGAGAATATGGTGAAGACGAAGAGGAAGAAGATGGATATGATGTAGATGAAGGATACGACAACAATGGAGATGAAGAAGATGATTATTACGAAGATTAGGATGGTTCATAATAAGGATTAAGCATTACCATATCATCAGTGTCATCAAATGAACCACTGTCACTATTTTGTTCGTAGAATATGCGTTCTTGTTTTATTTTATTTTCAATATAGGCCTTGGTTAAAATCCAATCATTGAATTCTTCTGTTCGATTGCCATATTCATCGTAATAAGTATGTATATTGTCATTTGATTCCGAGTATTCTTCAATCAAATTTGAAAACCCGTGTTCTTTAACATACATATTCATTATATGTGTATTCCTTTCTTCTAAAAGTTTGAAAAGAATGAACCCGTAAAACCCCGTGTATTTTATCCTGTTTGGTTCGAGATTATACACGCGTTCTAAATGGGCTTGTCCGCCATTTTTAGATATGTAACAGTCGATTTGTTTCTGGTAGATTTTTATTTTTTGAGAAATATTTTTGCAGTATTTTTTATAAGGTGTATCTTTTTTCTTTCTTCTTGAAAGCATAAAGAACGTAAAAGCTGAAAACATGATGGATATTGATTGAATGATGATAAGTTTTTATTTCTGTATTTCAATTCAATTTTACACCTTTCAACGGCGTAAAGGTTCAATCGAATGTATTGTAACTTTTTGACGTTCTGTTTTATATTTCTTTCCCTTGTTTAAAATATTCATAAACATATTTTCTTCTCCATTCATTTGTTCCACCAAAGTAAGACGTCGAGGATTTATAACAGGGGTCATTTGAATCCCCTGTTGGATTACTTTTAATGGATTATCAGGTTTAGTCAAATTATTCTGTGTAACTTTATTTTTATTTAAATATATATTTACTCCTGTAATATCGCCAACTTTTACAGGGATATTCTCACTATGAGATGATTTAGGATTGCCATATAAAATATTGGAAAGTAATTCGTCAACTTCGCGAATTCCTCTGGATTGATTAGAAATATGGACAACGTTTTCGATACTATTTAATTCTTCGATATTCCCTTCCATTATTTTTTGAACGATTTCTAAATGATGGTCAGCTAAAGACCCATCACCATAATTATACAGAAGCCAATTATGAAACCCGACTGTTTTAGCTTTAATATCAGCAAGATTTTTAGCGGCGTTTTCTGTTTGACCAGACAAAAGTTCTTTTCGTTTCTGTATCAAACCGTAAATATTTTTAAAAAATTCACCAACAATGCGGACATCGTTCTTTTTTGATAATTCAACGAAAAAATTCCGAGATTCTGTATTATCGGAATTCATTAATTTTACATTTTCAAAAGATATTTATACTATTCAAACAGGTTTAGTAAAGAAAACATTCCTATATTGTTCAATATAGTGGTCTGGAATGATTTCGTTTTTACCATAAAACAGGTCTAATAACTCGGAATTAGATAGTTCATTTAGTTGAGCAATATCGGGTTTTCTTGTAAGCATTGTAATAACGAAAAATAGAGAATATACACCGCATTCAGTGTTACTTTTTTGATGAGGTATATCATTAAATAATAAAACAGGAGGGTGTTCTCGAAGTTGTTTGTATTTTTCCGAATTTTGCGCCTGTTGTATGATACGTTCGGCTAAATTATGAATACGTGAAAAACGGTCATTGGGTGTATTTTTTTTACCGGCACTGTCAAAGAAAAATAAAAGTGATTCTTTCGGATTTGCTGGACTAGCATCATAAAACATGCTTACCCAATGTGTTCCTGGCCCCTTGTTAAAATCCAGATTAAAAATAAATCCGAATTTAGTTTTACCCGAGTTCAATTCCTTTTCCAAATTAAAATTACATAAATTATCGCCATTTCCGGGACATACATCAGGATTGTCAAAATCAATGGGAACGGGACCAAAGAAATGAAAATGAGGATATAATTTGGAGTACATATCCATTACTGCTTTTATGTCGAAATTGGAGAGCCATTCGTTTGAGGTTTTCCAGTCATGTTCTGGGGCGAAAACTTTATCGACATGTTTTTCTAAACCGGCTTTCTTCAATATACACTTGTCTGTGTGTGTAGAATGTATGCACTCCCTGTTTTTTTCACGAAGAATACGAAGAACATCTTGGGCTGATGATTGTTTAATCTTGGATTTAGGATAGAGTTTGTTGTGAATTTCAATAAGTTTTTGCAACAGGGGATTGGTTAAGCAAGTGTCTTGAGTAGCGTTTTTTTTATTCAAAATAACTTCTGGGTTACATGGACGAACAACAGGGGGTTTTATAAGTTGTCCGCCCTTATGTTTGATTCTTTTATTTTGTATTTTGATGCTTGTGTTTCTGCGTTTATTTTGAATATTTTTCCTTTTTTGTTTTCTCGATTGTTTGCTCATTCCTGTTAAATTAAAGATATATTTTATGGGTTCTTGTAGGGATAGAATGACGAGTGAATATCATTACAAACAGAGAAAATTGGTTCTGTATCTGATTTACCAGAAAATCGTTGAATATTAAACATGGTTGATTTAGCAAAATGCATAAAACCGGTTTGAACGTCTAAATCGATATTGTCGTTTTCGTTTCCATTAACCAAATTCTCAAGGGCATCGAAACAGTCGTTCATTGTTTTGTAAATTTCACGCCGATATTTTAGAATATGTTGCGCCTGTTCTACTTTTTTCTGAAATGCTGATGGATTCGCTTTAGCCAAATAATGAGGGTTCATCATCAAATCCAATGTCATTTTATTCATATAGTTGGTTGAATCATAATTTGATGATGAAGAAGAACGATTCACGATAGGTGATGAAGAAAAGAGTTTGTTTATTAAAACAGGTGGTTTTTCGTCATAATCGTAATCATCTTCATAATCGTCATCATCGTCTTCATAGTCGTCTTGATATTGTTCGTCATTATCTTTTTCTTCTTCAACAGAGTTCGTGTCAGTAAATTTATCCAAAGAGTAACCCTGTTTTATAATTTTAGGATTTACAACAGGTGTTTTACTAAAAATAATTGGCGAAAATGTTTTTGATTCCATTTGAAAAAGGAAAAGAAGAAAATTTTACAAATTAACGCCACGTCCATTTTCCCATTTATACACCGATGAAGATTTACACCGATGAAGATTTACACCGATGAAGATTTAAAATGGTACACACAGCCAAAGGCTGTGGTACAATTAATTCATTTATCGGTAACAGTAATCCCATTGAATGAATTAAATGGCTCCTTTAGGATCCGATTTACACCGATGAAGATTTAAAATGGTACACACAGCCGAAGACTGTGGTACAATTAATTCATTTATCGGTAACAGTAATCCCATTGAATGAATTAAAGGGCTCCTTTAGGATCCGATTTACACCGATGAAGATTTAAAATGGTACACACAGCCAAGGGCTGTGGTACTATTAATTCATTTATCGGTAACAGTAATCCCATTGAATGAATTAAAGGGATCCTTTAGGAGCCGATTTAAATCTTCAAGGGTGTAAATCTTCAAGGGTGTAAATATTCAAGGGTGTACACAATAAAATACCTGTAGTTTATAATAATTGCTGTTTTTTAAAATGAGTTATGTTAGAGTTACAACACCGATTTATATTCCAATGACTTTAGGAGGGGGGAGTTATACAGGTATTTCACCTGTACAAACAATGAATGATTTTAAAAATGCTACAGATATTTTGGCTCGTCGCATTGTTGTTAAATCGTGGGACAAATATGGTGCTACTGGTGTAAACAATGGTTATGCTCGTATTATTACGCCTTTTCGAGCAGTCAATAGTAGTGGGGATTTTTTATCGAGAGTGAATTATGCATACAATGTTCCAAATCCTATTAATTCTTATCGTCCAGGGGTATATATTCGTAAAATTGGTTCAACTCCAAACCAAAGTGATGGAACAGGAGTGCCTTCTGGAAATTGTAATCCAAAATACGTATATGATTCTTCCGATTATGTTCGATACAGAAAGTTAAGGGCGATAAATAGAAACTATAATGATAGTTCTAATGGAGGCGACCAAAACAATGCTTCGTATGTTGCTCTACGTAGTATAGTTGGCGGAAAAAATTAATCAAACAGGGTGTTTGTTTGTAAAATCTACTCTCATAACATATAGTCTAAATGAAATTATCAAAATACATCAATCTTCCTGTTTTCATATTAAGTTTTATCTTTGGATTATTTATCGTGTGGTTTATGGTGCCACAATCTAAACATATTTATGTGTATCCAACACCTGATAATGTAGACGTACTTCAATACAAGGATTCTGCCGGTGAATGTTTCGAGTTTGAGAAAAAAGAGGTTGAATGTCCAAAAGACAAGACTAAAATTGAGAGAATACCGACACAGTAGTTTGTTTTTCGTGTATGTAAACAAGAAAAACAAAGGAAATATTATCCAAATGGGGCTTCTTTAGGTGCCAATATACATCTTCACAGGTGTAATTAAAAATTTTTGAAGTTCAAAACATCAGCTGGAATATATTCAAACGCGTGTGATGGCATTGATATGGGTAATTCAGCTGATTTAAAAGGTACAGCCATGATGAAAGAGTGTATATAATAATAGACAAAGACAGCCAAATATTCCAGAGGCAGTATTAGAAAAGGATAAGCAACAAATAATAATAGTATAATAATTTTTGTGATAAAAAAAGCTTTATACATAACAAAAAATATTAGAATAAAAATAAATACAAATAAAAAATAGAACCAAAACATTAATTTGTAGATAAAGTGAATATTTTTGTTTTGTTCTAATTGATAATATCTCTCCCTGTTATTTATGGTTGAATCCATTGTTATTCGTTTAATACCGTCTTCTAATGATATGTTTTGTTTATTAATTAAATCATAATTTTTCGCCTTTTCATCGAGAATCTGTCGTTTTAATTCTTCGTTTCTTTGAACAACCACGTCCGAATCTACAATGTTATAATTGCTCATTTGTTTAATAACAGAATATTATTTGTTGATTGAGTTGTGTGTTGTTCATTTGTAATGATTGTAACCAATTTCATAAGCCGTATTTGGTAAAGCCAATCCTATAGAGTTAAACAAGTAGATTCCTATATTGTCATTATAAACACCGGATTCAAAACCTTCACGAACACACACTGTGTTTCCTTTATCCCATACTGTTCCTGCAATAGAACTACAGCAGTCTTTACCAACACATGTGTTGAAACTCAAGTCAAAACTACTGTTGGTAATAAATTCCGAATTAAAAGAAATATCAGGAGGTGCTAAATCCAATTTGTCGAAATCATTTGGGTCTTTTTTTCTCATATCCATAAACAGGTATATTGTCATAATAAATCCGAATCCCAACACGATACTTATTAAAATATTACAGGGTAACCATGTTGGTAAAAAACTGCATAAAAAAATAATGACCAAAATAGTGGTAAAACACAGAATCCAAATACAAACAATATAAATTAAATGTATGTTTCGTTTTCTTCGGTTTTCATTCATTTTAATCAACCGAGCTTCTGTGGTCAATTCATTAGACTGTTTCTCCTGTTGTTCGGTCAAACGAGCAGTCTCGTCATTTAGAATGCGGTTCATCTCTGCTTGATGACTTAAAATTATTGCATTGGCTTCATTAGAACCTGCACACTTTGTGTTTGAACCACTTGCACCCAATGAATACCCTCTAGAATCAATAGGGACTATATCACCTTCTGCACCGATAGTCCCGGGAGACCCCCATGGTCGTTTTTTGTCACAAATTTTGTAACCTTGAACCCATTGACTAGGAATACAGGCGTAATTATTGGAACGACATGTATTGCAATCGGGGTATATTTCCACAATAGCTAAAAGGTTATCGGCAAGGTTTTTATTTACAGGTCCAGGTGTAGACATTGTATATTTTTTACAATTTATATGTTAACTATATATATTAAAGGAAAAAATGTCACAATTAATCTGGATATTACTCCTTGTTATTGTCATTATTTTGGCTTACATTATTTATAGATACTTTACACAAACAAACAAGACTTTAACGAAATCAATTTATTTAAATGACACTACAGAGACAGGTGTGACATCTTCACTTATTTCTGGTGATAAAATTTCCAATCCACAGGCGGCTAATTTTTCGATTTCATATTGGATTTATGTTAATTCGTGGAATTCTAATTCAAAAAAATACGTATTTAGCTGTAGTCCGCCCAATGGTTATTTATCAATGTATTTTGATGAAACAAAGCCAACACTAAATGTAAAATTCACAACAGGGTGTAAAAAGCACGTTCCCGCTACTGAAACCATAAAAGTTACAGACAATTTTCCTCTTCAAAAATGGGTATATGTTATTCTAAGTGTCAATAGCAATTTCGTGGATATGTATTTAGACGGACGGTTGATTAATTCTTATAAAATGAAAAATTCCGACCTGTATTTGACGTGTTCCAAAGATAAGTGGTCCATACAAATGGGTTCAAACTTTGACGCTTATATATATGGATTCGTAAGAGATATTAAAGAAATGACACCACAGACGGCGATGTCCAACTATTATTCCACGGCTCCACAGGCGAATAAAACCAGTATGTTTGGTAATTACAATATGAACATCGATATTCTAAAAGATGGAACTCTAAGCAGTACTTTGAGCGTGTTTTAATAGTAACAAGTGAAAAGACAAGTACAGAATAAAATCTATGGAGTTATACGATTTTACAACCGCTGTTTTGATATACAAGATTTTACAACTTTACACACTTGAGGATGTAAGTTAAAAAATAGAACGAGAAGTAATAACAGGAGATGAAGAAAACGACATTTATAACTATATGCAAACCGTGTAAAAGGGTGTAAATAAAATTGATTATATGAGAATTTTATTTACCGGAAAGACAACATAATAACTAAATCTGTCTATATATAAAAAATGGAAACGATACTTCGTCATTATTTAGAAAATATAAATGAACCAACAAGGTCAAACGACCTGGTTCAAGAAGTAGAAGTACGTTTTGGGAATGTGGGTAAATCCAAACAAAATTATAAATCTGTATCCCAGATGGGTATAACAAAGGTGGATTATGATAATGTTATTAAACAGCTGTATGCTACCGGGTTTAAACAGGAGAATACAGGGATTCAAATGTTGCGTGCATATGGAGAATCCAAGGATGGTCCGCGTTTAGAATTGGTTGGTGTAGAATTGATACAGGAGTACTGTGAAACGAATGATATAATGACGTGTTTAGAGAACCCTGCTCATTCGACGCCGGTCCCAACCCCGGAATTTCCACATAAAATCAAAATGACACAAAAGATAAAACCGAAAACGAAGAATGGTGATGTAATAGAGGATTATCAACAGGTGGATTATAATTTTCGCGTGGCCTACAAATACGAACGTGAAACAGTTTTATATAATAAAATCAGTGTTCAGCAACAACCGCCTGAAATGAAGAACCTGTTGCAATCATGGAAATCACAGAAAAAGATATTTAGGTATATGAAGCGTATTCGATACAGTCATACGGATTACCCCTTCTTCGCCGACTGTACAATTTTAAAATCCACATCAACACCGCATTACAGTATTCAAGAGTCGGGTGTAATGAACGAAGATACTAAATATGAAATCGAATTGGAAATAGACAATAGTCGTGTTGGTATAGGTCGTTCTTTCCAAACATTAGACCCATTGGTAAATTCTTTACGGAAAGGTATACGTATTGTCCTATCAGCACTACAGGGTAGTATTTATCCAATATCATATGCTGTACAAGACAAGACATTATTGGAATATTTACACCTGTTGTATTCGGTTGTATCGCCAAACTTAGAAATAGGTGGAAATCTATTTTTGGGTCCAGCATCCAAAACCCTACAAATATACAACATTGTGGAGAATAATAAGATTGATGGTGGCGTTGATGTTCCAAATATACGTACAGGCTACACAGTAACAGATAAGGCTGATGGTGAACGTAAACTATTGTTTATTTCTGGGGAAGGTAAAATGTATTGGATAGATGTCAACATGAAGGTTTCTTATACGGGTTGTAGTACTAAACGCGCAGAATATTTCAACAGTTTATTGGACGGAGAACAGATTTTGTATGACCGAGACAAACAGTTTATCCATTGGTTTGCCTGTTTTGATGTATATTTTATCAACGGTAAAAACGTTTGTCAGTTACATTTTACTAAAACCGAGGGTCGAGAACAGGAACCAGATACGAAATTCCGCCTGTTTCTGTTGGATGAAATGATTAGTCGTTTAAATGAAACGATACAGGTTGAAAACCAACAGTGTCAAATGACACTCTGTTTAAAAACATTTTATGGGAATGGTCCAAATTTCAATCGAATTATTTCGCATTATGTACAAAAGCCTGATATATTCAGTGGTTGTCGGCAGATTTTAGAAAAAAAGTTGGACTTGTTTCCTTATGAGACAGATGGTCTTATATTTACACCTGCTCCATCAGCGGTTGGACACGGAAAACAACCGAGTTTTGGACGTAATAGTCCATCGACAAGTGAAAATTGGCGGATAACGTGGGAAGAATCGTTTAAATGGAAACCGTCTCAATACAACACGATAGATTTCCTGGTGAATGTTGTTAAACAAAAGAACGGTGTGGAAGAAATCCATCGCGATCGTCAAGGGATACCCTATAAAACTCTAATATTGCGGTGTGGGTTTAATCCAGATAATAGTCAGTTCTATGTAGCTTCTTTCCAAAACATGTTGAAAGACATTATACCAAATGAAAGTGAGACGGATTATTATGACCCAAAATATCGCAAGAATTACAAACCTGTAAGATTTGTTCCATCCAACCCATATAATCCAAAGGCATACTTTTGCTGTGTTTCATTAACCAACAGGGATGTTTCAGATACGACGATTAAGGCCGAAGACGGTGAAATCATAGAAGACAATATGATTGTTGAATTCAAGTACGATATTGCGAATGGATTAGAAGATAGAAGACGTTGGATACCACTACGTGTTAGACACGATAAAACGAGTCAGTTGCGTAAAACATTCGACAATTTCGGTAATTCATACCCAGTGGCGAATAACAATTGGTATTCTATACATCATCCTATAACAGCAGAAGTTCTGTCTTCTGGAAAGGGGATACCAGAGTCTTCTGTTGAAGATACTATACAGGATGTATATTACAATCGAAGAGGAATTAAAAACGTGGAAATGCTTACAAAGCCTCTACGTGATTTTCACAATCGTTATGTGAAATCCTGTTTAATTCAATCAGCTGTTCGGGCAACGAAGACGGCTCAATCATACAAAACCCTGTTGGATTACGCTGTTGGTAAAGCGGGGGATTTGTCGAAATGGACTCTGTCTCGCGAAGTCGGATTTGTGTTTGGCATTGATATTTCAAAAGACAATATAGAGAATGCAATGGATGGCGCCGCACAGAGGTATACTCAACACCGTGTAAAGAACCCCCGTTCCCCTTTTCGAGCTATTTTCCTACAGGGTAATTCTGCTTTAAATATTCGCAATGGTGATGCGTTCTCTAATGACAGGGATAAACAAGTGGCTAAAGCCCTTTTAGGTGAAGCCCCTGCTCAGCAAGAATATCGTTTAGTCAAGGAAAAACAGGGGATTGGGAAGGACGGGTTTCATGTTAGTTCTTGTCAATTTGCAATCCATTATTTTTGGGAATCTGTAGAAACTCTTCATGGCTTTTTAAAAAACGTTTGTCAAAACACGGCTCCTGGAGGATTCTTTATTGGAACCTGTTTTGATGGCGAAACCGTATTTAAACGTTTAATAGACCGAAGCAATCTTTTGATTACAAGAATAAACAATGGAGAGGAACAACGAATTTTCGAGATAAAGAAATTATACAGTAGTCATGTATATGTTGGAGATGCAACCTCTATAGGATATAAAATTCGCGTATATCAAGAGACTATTAATCAGGAAATTGACGAATTTCTTGTTCATTTCGACTATTTTCAAAGGTTAATGGTTCAATATGGTTTTGACCTTTTGCCTTTAGAAGAAGCTCAACAATGGGGGTTGCCTGATTCAACAGGTATGTTTGAGGAAATGTATCAAAAAATGATGTCTGAAAAGCGTCAAATATATGGAGAATCTCATAATATGAGTGAAAAAGAACGAGCTGTTTCTTTCTTGAATCGGTATTTTATGTTTCGTAAAAATCGTGTTGTGGATGCAGAGGGTGTGTCTCGAAGAATGTTGAATATCGCTCTTCCCCCTACTATAGCCCCTACTATAGCCCCTACTATAGCTGAAAGTCAGCCATCATCGAGTCCCAAGAAAACAGCTGTAGAGAAAAAGACGAAAACGAAGAAAATAAAAAAGGCTGTATTGATTGTTAAATCAGATACACCGCCGTCTT